CTTGACATCGCCAAACCGCCGCCAAACCTCGGCGGCGACTCGGGACTTCCCCCCAAAATACGGAAACGGCGCTTTCAATTTCATTGGTTCTCCTCCCCGAACAGGTCTCGCTCAGTCATGATGTCCTCCATCATTTGAATACGCTCGCCAATCCACCGCATAACGGGAACCGCCATGCTGTTCCCGCACGCCTTATAACGCGGGCCGTCCGGGCATTGTTCAGCAGGCTTCCCGCGGTAGGGTATCCGCGTCCAGTTGTCGGGAAAGCCCTGCAGGCGTTCGCACTCGATTGGCGTCAATCGGCGGACCGCAAAGTCCGCGCCGGATACGGGCACAAAAAGAGGTGCACCCTGATATATATGTTGATTTTCCAGACCTAGTTTTTCCCCAAAACGGGCGTTTAAGGTTGACGCGATGTCCGCTGGCCATACCGCTGACGTTTTACTGGCAAGCACAATCGGGGCGTGATCGTTCATCTGCGCACGAAGCGCGCCAGTTTTATCGTGCTCCACGTTCATTATCTGACCGCCTTGGCCCATATGGCAAACGGCGTGTCTGTCCGCTCCGGTCAAGCACGGCGACACGTCACTCATCGGTGCGGTGGCGTTCCCGCCGTTCTCCGGCTTTCTGTTTATCCAATTTCCGGGGAGACCATAGCAGGCTACAACAGGGTCTTGGCCTCTGGATTCTCCAACTCGTTCGACGCCCCGGCCACTTGCAGCAGGGCTTGGCGCAACTTCGGCGGCAATTCCCTCCCCCTTGCTTCTGCTCGGCGGAGGATTCCCCGACAGGCTTTCGGACTCAAAGAGTACCGCGGCGGCACATCGCCAGTCTCCAAGGTGTCCGACAACAAACACACGGCGGCGTCGCTGGGCCACTCCGAAGTATTGAGCGTCCAGAACCCGGTAGGCGAACCCATACCCGAGTTCCGCCAGCATCCCGAGAAAGGTTCCAAAGTCCCTTCCTCCGTTAGAGGACAGAACACCGGGGACGTTTTCCCAGACGACCCACTTCGGGCGGAAGTGTGACGCCATTGCTCCAAAGGAAAGCATAAGGTTTCCTCTCGGGTCGTCAAGTCCTTTGCGAAGTCCCGCGACGCTGAACGATTGGCAGGGGGTCCCCCCGACGAGCAAATCAACTGTTCCGACATCTTGCCACTCCTTAAAGTTTGTCATGTCACCATAATTGCGAACATTCGGAAAGCGGTGCCGGAGAACCTCCGAGGGGAACCTCTCGATTTCAGAGAACCCGGCGGCTTCCCAGCCTAAAACATGCCACGCAACCGACGCGGCCTCAATCCCGCTGCATACGGACAGGTACCTCATTTATCGACCTCCTTCTTTTCATCCCCCACGATGAACGCCATTTCGCCCGCCGGATGGAGCTTGCTCGTGGGGTACATCGCGACGGCGACACCCTTGAAAGCGAACTGGCAACCGCGCACGGTGTTCGCCAGCAGAAAATCTATTCCCTCATGCAGCAGGTCGGCGACGATTCGCGCCGCCTGCGCGATGTCAAGGCGGGATTTGTTGTCGATGTGGATTTTCATTTTTTCTCTTCCTCCGTCACGGCAAAATTAGGCTTTTCATTTTCGATACCTCTTTCCTCTCCAGCCTTCAGCGCCCATCGGCAGGCCGTCGGCCCAGTCCGGCAGGGTGCAGAGCAGTTTTTCGTATTCTTCCACGGACCCGAAGCCCTCGGGGACTTCGGAAACAACCTCGTCGTGGACGTGGAGGACGACCGGGTATCCGGCCTTCTCGACGTTGAACATCCCGTTGGCCAGCAGGTCCCGGGCGACCGCCTGGGTGGCGTTTTCCGTGAGGAGACCGCCGTACAGGTATTGAGTCGCCCACTTCCGGGTGACGGAGTTTGTACCGTCGACCGCCACCACGTCCTTCATGCCCCCCCAGGGCATTTCCTTTGGCTCCATGCGGGGGTTGGCGTAGTACAGGCACCGCCAGGACGGGAGCCGCAGGCAGAGGAACATCCCCCGGACAACGAACTTGACCTTGCCGCAGGAATAAATGGTTCCGGGATTTCTCACGGCCTCGAAGCAGGCCCTCTCGATTTCCTTCCAATGGTTGACCGTCCGGGGGCGGGAGTCCCGCCACTTCCCGACAATAGTCTTGACCTCGGCCTCGTCCAGGGTGACGCCGTAGCCGGCGGCCATGGCGTTAAACGCCCCGACCGACCCCTGGTAGCCCAGGGCCAGTTCGGCCACCTTGCCGATTTGGCGCTGCGGCTTGGTCACCGCCTCGTAGGGGACACGGTAAATCGCCGAGGCGGCCACCTTGTATGGGTCCCGCCCGGAGCGGTAAACGTCCAGAGCGGCCCGCTCGCCGGCCAACCACGCCAGCACCCGGCCCTCGATGGAGGAGAAGTCCGCGCACACAAAGTCCCTCCCGGGAGCGGGGACCAGAACCCCCCTGATACAGGTGGAGGCGGCCACCATGGGGTCGCCGTAGAGCAGTTCGATAGAGTCGACGTCGCCCTTCTGGAACAGGGAAATGCAGGCGTCAACGTCGGGGAAGGCCCCCCTCGGGAAGTTCTGCGGCTGGACAATCCGCCCAGACCACCTTCCCGTACCCGCCCCATGATACATGAAGCACCCCCGGATACGGTCGCCCTCGCCCACCGCGCCCAGCATGGCGGTGTACTTCGCCGTGGACGACTTGGACAGCGACTGCCGTATCTCCAATATCCTTTGGGCCGTCGGGCAGTTATCGCCCTCCAGGGCCGCGGCCACGTCGGAAGCGGTCAACCCCCCGATGTCCACGCCCAACGCCCGGAGGTGCTGGAGGGTGGCGTCTCTCTGGCGGGGACTGGCGAGTCCGGTCATGCGGCGAAACTCGTCGGTCAGGCTCTCGGTATGGCGGGTCACCACATCCAGGATGGACCGCACCGCCGGAACGTCGATACGGAAACCCCTGTCGTTAATCTCGAGGTCGAGCCGCCACAGCCGCTGTTCGACCTCCGGAAGGTCCTTCGGCAGGGCGCTTGACAGGGCGCGCTCCGCCAGCACGTCCTGGAGGCAGTACCGGCCAAGGCGGATAATGTCCCCGGTGTCCTCGTGCCAATAGGTTTTCAACCCCCGGGGGTCGAGCAGGAGCTCCGCCTTCCGGGGGCGGCGGGGCTTGCAGAGCTTGAGCATCAGACGGTGGCCGGCCATGTCTTTTTGCTGGTCGACGCCGGCGGCGGAGCAAGCTCCGGCCAGGTCCCGGGGGAGGCCGTACAGGGCGGCTTTCGCGGCGGAGCACCGCATTTTGTCCTTCGGCAGGGGCGCGAACCCGTACCGGCCCATGACGTACTTCCAAATGAAGTATTCAAACTGGGCGTTGTGCGCCTCGATGGTGTCCGACCCCTCTATCAATTCCCGCAGGCGTTCGTCCGAGATAGGCCCCAGAACACCGGTGTCCAGCGACCGAAACTTGGGGGCGAACCAGATGTCGGCGGCGGGGTTCTCGCGGTCCAGGACCGCCAGGCAAATGACTTCGGTGCTGGGGTGCTGGGCGTAGGCCGCCGCCCCGCAGGCCCGGAGGTCCGCCTCCGACCGTGTTTCAAAATCTATAATCAAATCCATGTCCGCCTCCAGCGAGGGAGGGCCGGGCGGCCTTTGGTCCGCCCGGCCCCCGGGTTGTCAGTTTTCGCCGAAGGGGTCGTCGAAGGGGTCGTCGAGAGACGGGGCGTCGTCGGCCACTTCGTCGAACAGCTTCACCGCGGCCATCCCGATTCCAGCCACCTGTTCGCCCTCGCGGAGGATTTGCACCGCGTCAAGACCGAACGCAACGCCCTTGTTGCCCATCTTGTCGTAGCCGTAGGGGGCGACGACCGCCCGGGCATAGCACCCGGACCAGACCTTGCTTTCATCCAGGATTTCCCGCTTCCGGCGGTCGACCACCTTCGGCTGGAATTGGCTGGAGCACCGGATGTACTTCGTCCCGGCCATGAACTCGCCCCAGTCCTCGACCTTCTCGTCCCCGTCGCGCAGGGGGTTGCGGGCGCCGGACGCACCCTTCGGGAACTTCGCCTGGAAAGCCGCCCTGACAGCCGCGTTCAGGGCGGTCAGGTCGGTATCCTTGGAGAACACCAGGACGCAACTGTAGGTCTCCTTGTCGCTGCCCTCAAAGGAGCGGGGCTCGAACAGGGCCGGGAACAGGAGCATGCCCTCGGGGGTCACCATTGCTTCACGTTTCGTACTTGCCATTTGTCAATTCTCCTTAGTCCAACATGTCGATTGCCGCCTGTCCGTCGATAGCCGCCCGGCTATCGTCAGACGACACCACAGAAATCTTCGTCATCTCCTCCCTGGTCACCAGGGAGTCCATAATCGCCGCGCGCTCCTCTCTCGGGATGCGGGCCTGGGTCATAAGGCGTTCCACCTGGGCGGGGGACTTCAACCTCGATTCAATCAGTTCCTCGCCAAAGGCAGAGAGGGTCGGGTGGGATGTCACCGCCGCCGGGTCGGCCCATTTGCGGTTGCCGTAGCTGGTGGTCTCCACCAATTTGCGTCCCGGGACCTCAACCCCCCGCTGGAGCAGGTCAATCTCCGTTGCCGCCAGGGACTTGACCCAGGCGTTGAAGGCGTCGCTGGTGAAGAAGGCCGAGGCCATGCCAATCTGGGCGGGGGTCAGGGCGTCAACCGCCGGCAGTTCCGCCAGCACGTCAGCGCTCTTCGGTTCGTCCAGCAGGGCCAGGGCCGCCCCCAGTTTGGCCGGGCAGAGGCCCTCCGCCTCGCAGAAACAGCACCAGTCGCCTTCGACGCAGGGCGCGGCGGGGTCCTTGGTGCGGTCGACCGCCGGCCCCAGTTCCTCCCCGGCCCACCTGTAGAGGTCCTCGACCATGACCTCCCAGGAGTCGACCGGGTTCTTGCCGTAGGCGTTCGGCTGGATGATGGTGCACACAACCTTTTCCACCATGCGGGGGTTGTCCTCGCCGAGTGCGCCCAGGGCGTAGTACATGCACTGGGTGTTTCCCTCGGCGGAGACGTGCCTCCGCCCGTTTTTGTAGTCGTAGATGTGGAGGGTTCCGAACAGATTGTCCGGGACCAGGCAGGCGTCGTTACGACCGAACATGCCCGGCCGGACCCAGGACAGGTCGAAGGACTGTTCGACCAGGAGCGTACCGCCCAGGAGGTCCTGGTCGGCCCGGATTTTGTCCAGATAGACCTGAACCGAGGCGGCCATGCTTTCGTCGACGGGAACCGGGACGCCCTCCACCTCGACCTCGGTCCCGATAAACTCCGCCGCGTCGCAGTTCTTGAGCAGGCACCGCTCGCAGATTTCGTGGGCGGCGGTGCCGACCCGGGCGTACTCCGAGGGCGCCCGGCGGGTCACCTGGTCGTAGAGCCGGACCGAGCCCGGGCAGTTCATCCACCGGTAGGCGGACGAAGCGCCGATATGGGAGTGTTTGTTTTTTGCGTCCATTGACTTAGCCCTCCGCCCGCATACGGCGATAGGTGGCGACAAGCTGGGCGTGCTTGCCTTCCGGGACTTCGGCAAACCGCGTGACGCCGAGGGTTTTCAGGGCGTTCCGCAGGCACTCCACGTCCGCCTCGGTGCCGTTATACTCCTTGGCCAGGATGGCGCGGGCCTCGACGGCGGACAGGGGCTTCTCGGGAGCGGCGGGGGCCTGTTCGGCGGGAGCCTGTTCGGCGGGCGCCGCCGCCTTGGCCTCCGCAATCAGCTTGACCAGGGTGGTCGTCCGGGTTCCGCTGGGCACCGGGATGTTCAGGGCCTTGCACTCGGCCAGGAGGGCATCGCGGTCAAGTTCGGGGGCGGCGGGGGCCGTGGCGGCAGGTTTGGCCGGGGCGGGGTCGGGCAGGCCGGCGTCACCGGCCTCGATGCGCTGGCGGCACCATTGGGTGTGGCCGACCAGCTTCTTCTTCAGTTCCACCGCCTGCTCCAGGGCCACGGCGATGCGTTCGAGGGTTGCTTCCAATGACATGATTTTCTCCTCTGGTTCTGGTTCTGGTTGCTTATTTTCCGCCCCCGCAACGGGCGGGGACGGAACGACATCATCATTTACGGCGTCAATAACCTCCTGCTTGGCCACCAGCGCCCGGACCATGCGGCAGTCGACGGAACCGGCCTGGACCAAGTGAATGATACGGACGGGGTTCGATTGGCCTATGCGGTGGAGGCGGTCCTCGGCCTGGGTGATATTGCCGGGAACCCAGTCAATTTCCGCGAACACGGCGGTGTCCGCGGCGGTCAGGGTGATGCCGGTTCCCGCCGCCGTAATCTGGCCGACGAAAACCCGGGCGTCGCCCGTCTGGAAGTCCTGCACCGCCCGGTCCTTCGCCCGGTCGGACATCCCGCCATACAACTTGACCGCCCGGGGGAGACTGGCGGCGAGGGCGTCGATGACTTCCCGGTGCCACGCGAACACCACCAGCTTCTCCTCCTCCTCGAGGAGGTCCTGGATGTATGCGATGACGTGGGGGAGCTTGTGCAACGCGGTCTCAAGCCGCACCGCCGAAAGGTCCTGGAACGCCACGTCCGGGGGGACCCCGGCGGCGTCGGCACTGGCGAGGTCCGGGTAGACGGCGGTGCGGACCGCCTCGGGAGTGGTGGAAAGCGGGATGTCCAGTTCCACGACCTGCCGGGTCTTCGCCGGCAGTTCGGACAGGACCTCGGCCTTCGTCCGCCGCACCATGCACTTGCTTTTCAGCAGGGCGGACAGTTCCTCCACGTTCGAGGCCCCGGAGAAGTTCCAGACGGTCCGCATGGGCTTACGGGTGCGGGGGTTCCACTTGACGACCTGCAAAAAGCCGTCGCAGTACCTCTTGCCGTAGTCGACCCGGGACACCGCCAGGCCCATGGAGTTAAGCATGGGGTAGAGGTCCATGGGGCGGTTGACGACCGGGGTGCCGGTCAGGAAAAGCCGCTTCTTCGCGGTGAGGGCGAGGCACTTCCTCGTGCGCTTCGCGTCCGGGTTCTTGAGGTAGTGGGCCTCGTCGAAAACGAGGAGGTCAACCTCGGCCAGGGTATCCTTGGCGGACACCACCGCCTCGTAGGACATAATCTCGACCGCCGCCGGGCGGAAGGTCAGCCAGGCTTCCAGTTCCCTCGCCCAGTTCAGGCGGAGGGAAGCCGGGCAGACGACCCGCACGCTGGCCGGGCGGGTCCGGTTGATGACCTCGGCAACCTGGACGGTCTTGCCGAGACCCGGCTCGTCGGCCAGGAGGACATCCCGGCCAAGCTCCATAATTTTCTTGACCCCTTCAATCTGGTAGGGCCGCAGTCTGTTGGTTTGCATTGCCGCTCCACTGTTTTTTAGGAAACGATAATTACTTTACCACACAATTTCAGGATTGCAAGCTGTTTCTCGAAAAAAAACTGTAATTTTATTTTAACAAGGACGAAAGCCCCCGGAACGGATGCCCGGAATACCAATACAATAAGGGGCAAGACCCCGTTGTCAAGTCAATTTGTTTATTTTTTTTCATGGCCGGGACTTGCCATTAGCTACGAAACCACTATATTATGTTTATCGTTTAGGAACATTTTAAGATAGTCCAACCCCGGTTTCCCGGGGTCCCCGCCAAAGAAAAAACAGAGGAGCACCATGAAAAGAAGGATGAAAGAAACCCCCCAACCGCACCGTATAAACGGTATCCAGTCCCGTATCGTCGAGAGAACCGGCATCAACAAGGGGACCGTCTCCCGCATCTTCAACGGCAAGCAGAAGCCGACCGCAGCCCAGGCCGCGAAAATCGAGGCCGTCCTGATGTCCCTCGGAATGAACATCACCCGGTGGGACATGCTGTACTCCCCGGCGGGGACCCCCGTCCTCCGGGCGCGGGCGGAAACCGCCCTCCAGAACGTCGTCCTGGCCTCCGGCGGCCTGCGCCCGGAAGCCTTGGAGTACCTCAACCCGGAACGCTACGACGAGCCGGTTCTGTTCCTGCCGAAAAGCCCGTTCAGAAAGCCGTACCCGAAAAGGCGGAAATCCGCGAAGAAGGGGGGAGTGTCCAATGGTTGAGGACCCAAGACTCGAAGGAGCCCTGGCCTTCGCCCGCAGGGGGTGGCCGGTGTTCCCCGTCAGCCGGGACAAGCTGCCCGCCGTCAAGAAGTGGGAGCAGAAGGCCACCACGGACGAGGCCCGGATACGGGAATGGTTCGAGAGCGTCGCATTGGGGGGCTGCAACTTCGGCTTCCCCCCCGGGCGCGCCGGCATCGTGGTCATCGACACCGACCGGGGGAAAGTCCGCAGGGGCGTTGCGGTGGACGGCGAGGACTCCCTCCGGGAATACCTCCTGGACAGCGCGGAGAGCATCCCCGGGACCTTCCGGGTCCGCACCCCCTCCGGCGGCATCCACCGATACTACGCCGCCTCCGGCCTGAAAAGCCGGAACGGCCTTCTCCCCGCCGTCGACGTTAAGGCCAACGGCGGGTATGTCATCATCCCGGGTTCCCAAACGGAGAAGGGAAACTACGTCATCGAGGACTCCGCCGAACCCGCCCCCGCCCCCGCCTGGCTCGCCGCCGCCCTGAAACGCAAGGCCCCCGGCGCGGACTCCCCGGCCGCCGTCACCTACAACGCGAAAATCACCCCGGACAGCGCCGAGAAAGTCGCCCGGGCGGAGCAAATCATCGCCGACTGGCCAAAGGTCGAGGAAGGCGAACGGAACAACCAGCTTTTCATGCTCATGCGGGAACTGTGCAAAGCGGGGATTTCAAAGGGGCTGGCGGCGGAGCTCTACGCGTCGGAGGCCCTCGGGAAAATCGGCCTCGACCCCGCCGAGCACGAAGTGCGGGCCACCATGGACTCGGCATACCGGGCCGGGGACTTCGGGGTGGAGAGCAAAGAGGCCCGGGACCAGGCGGTCCTCCTTCTGGACCCCCTGCCGGACCTGCCGGAGGAGCCCCGGGCGAAGTTCTCCGACCGGGGCGGCGCGGACTGGGCGGAGCTGGCGGCGGTGGAGGTCCCTCCCCGCCGGTGGTTCATCCAGGACTGGCTCGCGGCGGACGAGGGCTACACGGTTCTCTTTTCCGGCAGGGGCGGAACGGGCAAAAGCTGCCTGGCCCTGGACCTGATGCACTCCCTGGCCACCGGGGAGCCCTTCGTCGGGCAGGCTGTCCTGCGGCGGGGGAGGACCATGATGGTGTCGTGCGAGGACTCCGAGGAGGAACTGGCCCGCCGCATACACCGGCGGTCGAGGCTGGACCAGCGGCCCGTGCCCCCCGGCGTCGCCCGGGTCTGGTGCCGTCTCGGGCACGACAACATCCTCTGCGCCCCGGACCGGAGGGGTCTCCTCCGGGAGGAGCCCTTCATGGCGGAACTGCGGGCCAGGGGCCGGGAGCACTTCGGCACCGAGGGCGGGGTCCTGATACTGGACACCCTTGCCGATATGTATGCAGGAAATGAAAACGACCGTTCGCAAGTTTCACAATTTGTGAAATATCACCTGAATAAACTGGGGGCGGAACTGGGGGTCACCATTGTCGTCCTCGCCCACCCCTCCAAACTCCCCTCCGCGACCGGGCAGGGGTTCTCGGGGTCGACGGCGTGGGAAGGGGCGTTCCGGTGCCGGTGGGAGCTTAACTACGTCAAGGCGGACCGCGTGGACGGCCCGGTCGAGCTGGTGCTGGCCAAGTCGAACGTGGCCAGGCCGGGGCGGAGGATTGTCCTGGACAACTCCGGCGGCGTGTTCACGGTCGTCGACTCGGCGGAGGCGGACGAGACTGTCCGCGGGGCGGTGGCGGCCCTGATAGACGAGGCGTACAGGGCGGGCAACCCGTTCACCCGGCGGAACGGCGGGGGCGGCAGGCCCATCGAAAGCGCCCGGGTCCCGGACCCCGTGAGCGGGGAGCCGGTGGACGAGAAAACCATCCGGAGCCTGGTCGACGGATTGTTGGCGGAGGGGGCCGTGGTGGCGTTCCGGGACAAAAACCGCCGGGGACTGAAATTAGCCTAATTCCCTACGTGGGTGACACCTTGGTGACACCTTGCCCCAAAGGCGTCACCACGTAGGAAATCGTGATGACGGTCAGCTACGGGGGGGG